TATGTCGCGTTGGCTTACTATGAGATCGCCAAGAAGATTGGCTATACTGAGTATGAGGCTCGGATGGTCCATGGGATTTTCACCAAGTGTTCCCGCTACTTCATCGTTTTGGAGGGGAATGTTTTCATGGTAGGCTCTAAGCTCTCTTCGGGGCGGTCCGACACCCTGGTCACTAATTGCGTTTCGGGTTGCATTACTTTCAACTACGCAATCTTGAGACACAACCCCAACCTAGACCCAAATGTCGTTTCCAGAAAAGCCACCACTGGCGATGATGCCAATTTGACTGTGGATCCCCGTTTCTTTCCGAAGGACGGAGCGTGGCTCATTTCCGCCTTTGCCGAGGCTGGTTGGACGATCACCAGTTCCAATAAGGTGGACGCCCTCCAAGCCCTCCATTTTTCAGAGATAGACTATCTCAAGAGGAAGTTCAAAGTGGTAGGGCAACGTGTTTTTGCACCCTTGGCTTTGGAATCCATTTACCGCTCGCTAGCGTACCGGGTGGGAGGCAACGCAGCAGATGAAGACGAGAGGAATTTCTCTGCCGCCCAGAGCGCGGTGGCCGAGGCGTTCTTACATGGAGAGGAGTTCTATGCTTCTTTCACAAGGGAGGTGCAGGCGGCCATACCTTCCTTTCCGGACCCGCGTCCCTACCACAAGGTGTTAGAGGACTACGACGCGGGTTTGTTCCGCACTTGGGGCACTGCGGATTCAACTATTCTGCCCCTTTCCAACAATGTGTTGTTCGAGTATCCGACTGAACCATCGGAGAGAGCGCGCACGTTGATTGGAGTCCAGTCCCTTTCGGGAACTGGACGGTTCAACCAAATTAGGTCGTAGTCTGATAGTCCTACGGCCCTTACCTATACTATCCCCAACCAAGAAAACAACAACGCCCAAGTGGCAACTTCTACCCCCGTCGAGGGGCAAAACATCAACCCCTCAGACGTGCCCAACGCGGCCACCGGCTCCCAACCCGTGGTTGCTCTACCTGAGAACCAGATTGTCCACGTCGATTATGGAACGGCTGTTAGGGCTCTTCAGAAGGACCAGAATGATGCTGGTCTCGACAAGTTCCTTGCCCGACCCCGTCTTATTTTCAGCGGGGACACATCCTCTTCTACCGCTTTCTTCCCTTTTAGTGACTGGTCGCTAATCCCAGAAGTGGCGGCGATTCTGGACAAGTACCAGCTCTTCAGAGGGGATTTGGTCCTCACTGTGATCTACACAGGTTCGGCTCAAAGCGCAGGGAAATCCAGGCTGGCCTTGTGGCCTGAGATCGAACCCGATCCCTACTATGGAGCGGTTGGGACAGTGGACAAACCCATCAATGGGGATTTCTGTCGTACCTCGCAGTTACCGCATCTGGACCTCAACTTCTCTCTAGCCGAAACGCAGGTTCTCTCTCTCCCCTTCCCGTTATCCACGACTTACCTTGTTATAGACACCTGGAACGACTGGACTGCCTATATTCATCCCCTCAACCCCATGATCAAGGCGGACGGTACAACTCCCACCCACTTGCCCATCGAGATCTACGCACATTACGAGAATATTTCTCTGTCGCGCATCATCCCTCAATCCGGTGAATTAGGGAGTTCTTGGCGTGCCTCCCAAATGGCAGCTTATGGGGCCGAGCTTGCTTCTAGAGTCCCGTTTGCCTGGGCTACTCCCTTGACCAAGCTCATGGAATTTGTCGGTTCCACAGCCACCTACATGGGTTTCTCCAGACCTCCGGATGAGCCCGGTACGGCCGTTATCACCCGATCTGACTGCAACACTGCGGTCATGTCCGGACAACCGGATTTTGCCTTCACGCTGGG